GCTACCGGCCTGCGCCATGGTCTGGGACAGCAGTACCTCAATGTCCTCTGGCAGTCTCTCATTGGGTGGTGGCAGGGGTGCGCCAAGTTTCTCTTCGATCTGACGGCGGTACTCGAACGCCGTATGCTCTGCTATGTGGGCCTGAAGTGACGCCATAATCTGCTGAGCGGCGGGGTTTTGCCCTATCATAGCCGCAATCTGAGGGTCTTGCATGAACGACTGATGGGTAGCAATGTGGGCCTGATGGTCCTGATAGATAAACGCCTTCATGGGTTCTCCCTGCAAGGCACCCATGTTCTCGCTGACCGGGTCTTTGGGCAGCATATCTTCTTCCATCGGGATGATCTTATCCGCGTTCTTAATACCAAGAACGTCCAACATCTGCCTGTGAAGCTCCGGCAAATCATAAATCTGCGGGGCCTGCTGTGACATTTGCAGTGCGGACTGATACTGCACAACGCGTTGTGCCATCGTGGTGTTGTTGGGGTCGGATACGGGGATTACTTCAGTGGTGGCATAGTCAAGGTATCTGGCGCGAGGTTCAGCGCGGTCTGGCACGTACCCATATTCATCAGGAGCGTGCTCCGCAATAATGGCCCGCAGGAGTTTGAACTCCTGTTTCATAGCATAGTGAACCCTAGCCTGCACTGCCGCCATAGGTTTAAGCGTACGTTCCAGAAGAGCGAGGGTGGTCCCCACTGGCGCGTTGGCACTCATGTCACTGACATTCATGTCCGAGATAGCTCCCAGACGACGGCCTTCATCAGTGATGCGGTTCAACAACGCCAGTAGGGTCTGTGAAGGCTCTTTATATGGCATCGGCATGATGTTGTCGCGGATAGACCCGCTAGGTACATCAACATCACGGAACTCACCCGGCGCGATGGGGGTATCGTCCCCTTTCACACGCAAACCACGAGATTTCAAGCCGCCGGGGAGGTTAGACAGTGTGCCAGCGTCAACTAACTGGCGAATGAGTGAGGTACCAGCACGTGCGTAACCGCCGATAATATGAATAAGTCCAAGACCATAGAATCCAAACCCGGGTACGTATACGTAATGTACAAAGTGTTGGCGTTTTAGTGCCAACGGGTCTTCAGGGTTCCAATTACGGCGCACGCCCAGCACCTTACCGGTACCGCGCTCAATGGTAATAACGTACGGTTTGGCGAGACCCTCGCCGTCATCCTCCAGTCCATCAATAACCAGCTCGGCGTGTATCTCATATAAGCTGTAACGAGAGTCTGCTGTCAGGCTAAACCCGTTTTCTTCGGCCTTCTTCTCTTCAATGTCTGTAAAAAACGACTGCGGCTCACCCAGTTTGACATCCCTATAGAACCCAGATGCCTGCAACTTGTCCATCTCGTTCTTTGTTTTACGCATTATGTGCGTAACACGCTCGGCGCTCTCTATATTAGTGGCGCCGTAAGGAACAATAACGTCTTCAGCAGGGATATAAATGGCTACCTGACGGGCCAAATTAGGGTCAAAATACACCTTTTTGAACGCTGAACCGCCAAGCCCGAGGCTGTAAAGAAGCCGTTCATGCTCCGGCCTGTATTCGGACATGACCTCCGTAAGCTCGTAGTTCATATCAGTACGAACACGCTCAGCGGCCTCTTCCTTGTCTTGAGTGACCTCACCAATAATCTTGGTCTTTACCGGGCCAGAAGCAGGGAAAGTCTCACTCATGGCTTCTGCTTGGAACCGTATAGCGGCTTCAGCCAGCACGCTACTGTATACCCCGCAAGCATCATCCCAAGGTTCAGTACGCTCTTCGTACTTCAGCCCGAGGACTTCCAGACCTTTGACAAACGTATCAGCCCATTCGCTACGACTATTAATATCAGCGTCTACTTCACCAAGCAGATCATTGGATAACGAGGTAAGGACATCATCATCAAGGTAGTCCGCCAAGTTTGCGTCGAACGGCGCCCCCATAAGCTCTTCCAAGCCGGATTCCGGTACCAGTGTTATCTCCACACTGCCGTCGTCCAGAGTTACCATCTCTGGGTCAACGATGGTTATCTCCATCTCGGAGTCTTCCATCATTCCTTCAATCCCTTCGGGTGATTGGTATACGCTTCGTTCAATAGCCATTATTTATTCCTCAATAGTACCCGCCGTGCCTTTGTTTGAAGTAGCGTATCTCATCCGCTTCGTCACTTGGTAATCTAATAAACCCACCCTTACGGAACCGCATCAACGCAAGCGAAACAGAGTCGACGTAGTCGTCATGCTCTCCCGCAGGAAAACTTGCAACCTCATCAATGACCTCTTCGGCCCAAGACCGGTTTGGCGCCCATACAATTCCAGACGCAAACAAGTCAGACACAGAGTTAAGTCGTGTAATCTTGTCATTCCCTCTGCTTGGCGTAAACTCTTGAACCGGTATACCCATCGCACGCATCTCGTATATCAGCGGCGCACCTGATGCCTTCTTTTCAATTATTATAGAATCAGGTTCCCAGTCTTGATACTGCTCTATAGCTACTCGTTTAAGCGTAGGGAACTCCATTCTCTCACGATAAGCGTTCAAAAGTATAATATTTGCCTGCTGAACCCCAGCATCATTAGTTTTATAGAAAACACCCCAAGTAGTCAGAGCCGAATAGTCAGCCCTTGATGTCTTCTCAAACGCCGTATCCCACGCCATTAGTATGTAATCACAGTTTGGCGGGTCTTCTTCTTCCCATACTTGCCACCAATCACGCTTCACGATAGCCGAAGTCTCAGATGTGGGCTGTTGCTGGTACTGAGCCATCCATTTTGAGTTGGGTAGCTCCTCTTTTAGCGCTTTTAGCTCTGATAACTCCCAAAACTGGGGCCACAATGCCTTACCAGACGGCATAATTGCAGGAAATTCAATAACTTCCCACTCATCACCCCCACGCTCGGCACTAGATTTAAGAACTTTAGCCGTTAAGTCCCTCAATGACCATCGGGTCATGACTACGACGATAGCCCCACCCGGTTGTAGACGCTGACGAGGCCCAGATGTGTACCACTCGTATGTCTTATCGTAGATGTCAGGGTTTGTTTCGGCTAACGCGGCCTCTTGCTCGGAGTGTGGGTCGTCAATTATGAGCAAATCCGCACCTTTACCAGTAACCGCACCGCCTACACCTATCGCAAAATAGTCACCACCCTTGCTGGTGTTCCATCGCCCAGCCGCTTTACTGTCTGCGGACAAGGTTAAGTCGGGAAAAATGTCGTGGTAGTTCTCCTGATCCACCAAGTTCCTGACTTTTCTACCAAAACCTACGGCTAACTCCGCTGTATGTGACGTTTGAATGATCTTTTTGTGGGGAAATTTACCCAAAAACCAAGCAGGCAGTAGGTAACTAGCAAACTCAGACTTAGTATGGCGAGGAGGCATATTAATAATAAGCCGTTTACACTCACCGCTAGCCACTCGCTCAAACGCCTCAGCCATAATCGCATGGTGTTTACCCCCTATAAACGTCGGCCACACCTCTTTTACAAACGCCAAAAACTTCTCCCTAGACAACTTCCGCTTCTTCAGCTTCTCTAGGTGGTCAAGTTCTGCCAACAGCTTCTGCTGTTCTGCCTCGGACAGCAGTGGTAGTACCTTCGGTATATCCTTTAAGGATATGTTTTCAAACGGGGAGGTCGTCGTCATCTTCCGAAACTTGACCTATACTCGGGTCGTCTAAATATTCTTCTTCGCTATCAATGTCGTCTGTTTCGCTTTCCAATGTTAAAGGCTCCAGTTCATCAATTGCTGAGGACAGCGGAGTTATGTCAATCACTTGCGCATTCAACAGGCGCTTAACGCGCTCTTTTATTTCCTTCTCTAGCTCGTCAGGATTCTTATAGTTTATTGTTACTTCGCTACGCTCGGTGAAAATGCCAATGTCGCTATGCTTGCCAAGAAGCTCTAATGCCTTCAGCTCAAACCTTGGATCACCACAGTTAGCTATCTCCATTAGCTTGTTAGTTATGGCAGCGCGTGCTGATGCCGCGTCCATAGCAAGTTGGGAACCGTAGGTACGTAGGAAAGCCGCCGCTGCGAAGGCAGTATTGGGGAGTTTTAGATTATCAGTCTTTCTGGCTTTGGCTACAGCTTCGAGTAGTTCCTTCTCTCTCCCCGCATCTTCTTCAGTCACCTCAAGCGGTGCACCCATCTCGACTTGCAACTCGGCTGTGTTACCCGCCACCGTCATTTCATCTAGTAGCGTAGCCGTTTTTTCGTCGGATGTATCGTAGGGAACAGGGTGTTCCTTTGTAGGTTCTATCTTAACCACAGCCATTCGCAGGTACCTTAATACCGTTTTGCGGAGTCTACCACATATTTTACTAAGTATAACAATACCTTTTACGAAGTGCGGGACATAGGGGTACTAGGTTTACGTAGGGACGGTTGGGACTCCCTACCGGGGGGGTTTTGTATATCGAGGGGGGTGGGGGTCAATTTGGGAAAATTTCGCAAAGAGGGGGGGTGGGTGTTGTGAAATTGTGTGGTTGGTTGTGCAAATTATTATGTATACGCGACGCATGGTACCAGACTCAGCGCGCGGGGGGTGGGTAGGGGGTGGGGGGAGAGGGGGGGTAGGTTAGCGGAATTTGACAATGTCACACAAGTGTGGTACAATAGAGACAAGGTAGTTCAACTACCTTGCTAACCCTAACCTTAACCCCAACGGAGTAAATCATGAACGACGAAGCAACAAAGCTACTGCATGAGCTAGTCCACACAAAGGACGCCCATGTACAGGCAATGCGCGAACTAGAGAAAAAAATGGAGAGAGCATTTGAATGTGTACGGCTTGCAAGAATAGCGCTTAGCCGTGACCCGAACGCACACAAAAAACACGACGTAATCGACTATAAATTGAACGAAGCAATCGAAACCCTAACCTTAATCCCAACGGAGTAAAAACATGAAAGCATTCAAAACCTTAGTAAACGAAAAGACTACATCAATCCTCAAAGCATTTACCATCGCCAATGAGACTATGGCAACCGCGATTGCCACTGCGATAGTATCCGGTGACATTGCAGACAACGCTATTGCCAATAAGACCGAGGCTTACAAAGGATGCGCTAGCCTGATGGATAACGACTACGGCAACGCGTGGTTAAACGCAAAATGGCAAGCGGTAAAAACTGGTTGCAAAGACCTTGCCGGAGGCTACGCGAAAATCGCGAGTGAGGTTGACCTTACCGTTAATCAGGTGAAGGAACTGCACCAAGTGTATCTCGCCTTCACTTCTGAGGAAATTGGCGGCTCACGTCAGACTTGGCAGAATATCAAAGAATGGTCAATCCACGCGACCGGCCCAAAAGCCAAGCATCCCGAGGTTAAAAAGGCCCAAGCTGAAGCAAAAGCCGAAGCCGACGAAATGCTTACCCCCTACGACCGCGTCGTCAAAGTATGCCATGTGCTAGTCTCGCAGTATCAATACCTCGCCAAGATTGAAGCACAGGACGACGACGTGGATAAAATGATGAAAGGCTTAGCCGATACTCTTAAAAGTTTTGATGTAGATATGGAAGAAGTCTGAACCAACGTAGTCCAACTACCTTACCAAGCCCGCGCTTAGGCGCGGGCTTTTTTTTGCCTCGAATTTACCTACCCCTACCCCGCTAGCCAGATGGCTACGGGGTTTTTTTTGGCCCAAAGTTAGCAAAGTGCTAACTACTATCATCGCTAAAGTCCCTGAGCACCGTGCCAAGTCACGTAAGTCATTGATTTATAAGTAATGTAATATTGTAATATAGAATCTTTTGAGGATTACATCCTAAGTACTTGATTTCAAAGTAATGTTAGCAATGTAATAATGTAATAAAAAAAAATAAACACTGGGGAATCCAAGAGGGCGCGCCTCCCTGC